TTGATAGAACTAAAGTTCTTAAGAACTTCAATTGTAGATTTAGAGATTACTGTCAGTGAGGATAAGTTTCAGTGAGTTGAGATTTGTCGGAAAAATGGAGGAGGAGTAATCCGTAGTGTAAGATTTTAATAATGTCACGACGGGCAGTGCCTTTACGGTCATAGCGAGAAGCATACTTTAGAATGTTACTTCTGCAAAATGATTCAGCATCACCACAAGATTCAATCAAGTCTAATGTCTGAATCTTGTCATTGCCAGCAGAATAATGCTGTCCATAAGTTCCCGAAATGTAATCACGCAACTCCTTGAGAAGCGCATCTTCGTTGTACTTCATAACAAAATAGTGGTTTCATGAACAGTATACGATGTCTCCGTTGTTTTGTCAACTGAAGAGTCTACCGATTCTTCTACGAAGTTTTTTGTACGGACACTCGCTTTGTTGGTCTTGGAGGTTTGAGTTGATGACTTTTTCCAGTCGATTGTACTCTGTTTCATTAATGTATTCGGTGGTATAATTAAAGTTTGTTCTTCTAAATGGAATAACTACCATCAATGGTTCTTCACGTTGAACAATTTGATTTTCAACATCAATTTTATCCATTGACATGCCACTAGTAATATTATAATTCCATTCAAAAAACCACTGAAGATGTATAGGACTCAAGTCAGTGTGGACAACTCCTGTTGCTGTTGTGAAAGATTTATTATTATGCCATACAGGATGTGTAATTAAACAGGAAATGCCAGGAGAGGTTTTTATAATCCAAGGAGTTTTAAGTTTACCAAAGTGTCCATAAAGAGGTTTGTTTGGAAGAGTTTCATACTGACTATTATCATGAACACCGTATGTTTCAGTGAAATAATCACTCATCCAATTAACAAACAAATCACCATTGTCCTGTTCTCGAAAGATAAAATCTCCCCAAGAGGGAATGATGTATCCAAGTTTTAGAAAATCTTGAATACCAACACACTTCTTGATACTATTAGCATCCCATTGTTCTAAATCATACGGATTGTCTGTTGTCACATAGGGACACTTTGCAACATCCAACTTCAAATTAGAAAACCACTCTGGAAAATTTTCAGAGGAAGGAACTGGTTCTGGAACCAGTCCTTTAAACTCTTGACTACAAGTAAAAACGATATCACTCTTCATCAGAATCTTCTCCAGCGTCAACCTTTGTATAAAGGTCTAGGAAAGATTGTTTTGTATCATCATCAAAACGATTGATACACATGTTAATGGCAGTAAGACGGTCGTTAAAAATCTCCATTGCTTGTGCAATGTGAACCAAACGACGGGTTGTAATCACTTCATCAACACCACCATCAAAGAAAGTCTTACGAATCACACCTGCCCACTTCACAAGATTCTCTGCAAAGAGAGTATCACAACCCATATTTCGTAGGATTTTTTCTTCTATCGACGCAGTTGGATAATCTTGCTCAAAGGTAATCGGGAAACGTTCGAGGAATGCTTCATTGAGAATATTGGTTCCAACAAAACGACCGTCATCGCTGCCTTTACCTTTAGTATTTGCAGTTGCAATAACATTGAATCCTTTAGTAGGTTGTACATAACGCCCAATCTTCTTCAAGAAGATTCCTTTACCTTCAAGAACAGATTGCAGGCATAAGATTTTATTAGATGCTAGGTCAATCTCATCTAGAAGAAGTATAGCTCCACGTTCCAAAGCTTCGATGACTGGACCATTATGCCAAACAGTGTCACCATTAACAAGACGGAAACCACCGATAAGATCATCTTCATCAGTTTCAATCGTGATGTTGACACGAATCAACTCTCTCTTAGTTGCAGCACATGCTTGCTCAACCGACATCGTTTTACCATTTCCAGAAAGACCTGTAATGAAGATAGGATAGAAAGAATTGGACTGAATAACTTTACGAACTGATGTGTAATTACCAAACTGGACGTAGGAATCATCTTTTTCAGGAATATAATTTGCGGCAGAGACTGCTGATGGTGCTTCATATGCTTGCTCAATCTCTTGAGCAGTCAAATTCCACTTACCTCTACCAGATTTATAAGAGTCGAGGCGTTTACAAGCAGTAGCATATGATACGTTCATAGTGTTTGCTACGGAACGTACTTGCTTAATAGAGACTTCAGTACCAAAATTTTCAGTAAGAGTCTCAACCATTTGTGCAGTAGTGACTTCAGACTTGCGGGGCATTGTGTCTCCTTTGTTTACTTTGTAATTATAGCAGGTCTTGGGTTGATTTGGATCAAACCCAGGACGGTTTGCGATGTGGCACACGTAGGTAGTTGGATGCCACCCATGGTTTAGATGCAACATACATCTTATATTTGTCAAAGATGGATATTGAAGTGTCAAGCTTGAACTCATCAGGTCCTGCAAAGACAAAGGGAGTGTGATCATCCCATCTTA